ACCAACCAATCCACGCACTTCATTATAAACACGAACCCGTTTGGCAGTGACTCCAACAACCTCACCCCAAGCCCAAACATCAGTCCCAGCACACTTAACTCCAACTCTCTCGCCAACTTTATAGTCTTCCATATTTCTCTCTCTTTCTTTATCTTATGTAACCATTATACATGTTATTACAACAAAAGTCAAGTGTTTTATAAAAAAAAGACAAAAAAAAGTCCTTGTAAAAACAAAGACTTAGGATTTATTTTAAATATTTACAGAAAATTTACAAACCTTCAAGTGTTAAAAATCCTGCAAACGAGCGACAATTTGCTTGTTGCGATTTTCTCCACCGATTTAATCCTTCCAACAAAAATGTATCCATAATTACCTTTCTCCTCTATACATTCTGCCACCTTTGGCAATGTTCTTAATATCACTACGACAAATACCAATGTCGCGTAATTCACGATCACTTAGATCAGACAATTGCTTAAATGCTTGACTATCCCAATTAGGATCAAATCGACTCTCTTTGATAAATCCTTTGAAACAGTTTGCAACTGTATCACAGAAGGAGCAGTAAAAACGTGTGAGTGTTTGCGTGCTCATTTTGAATCCTCCATCATTAAATTCTTCGCTTCTTCGTAGTAACCCATGCGTGTTAGTTCTGCAGCCGCCTTAGCCTTTCCACTAGATTCTGTTATTCCGATACAGAATGACATCATCTTTGAAAGTGTGCCCTTAACAAGTTTACAAACTGCACAACCATGTTCGTAAGTGTGGTTTAAAATTAAACCGAGTGACATTTTTTGATTCTCCTATTATTCAACATTAGTTCATAATACGCAACTACATCGTTATCATGTAGGTGCTGTACTTCATTAGAATATTCAGTTCTGATGAACCTTATAATATCCGTGTTTTTTGGTGTTGCCTTAAACAAATCCAATACATTCCAATAATTCATTCTTCTTTCTCTTAAACGATAAAAAGGGATGCATATCATCCCCTAATTAATTATAATGAGACACACACAGTCTCACGATGTCCTTATGATAGGTCATTTTTTGATTCTCCTTTGGGGGGTCTTCGCGTATATTTATACCAATACTACTAAAGTCTTAACAAAAAAGGTATGTTATTTACACATACTTACTATTGCTTAGATGCATACTCTTCTCTCAGCATCTTAGAACTACCAACTCTGACATTGATGATACCATTATAGTATGTGTCACTAATAAGTACCTCTCTGTCGAACTGTTCCTTTGCTTCTAGATAACTGAGCATCCCTCTACTCTGACAATAATGTAGTATGACTCTGGTAAACTTATGCTCACCTAGCTCCTTCACATCAGCGTTCAAGTAATCAGAAGAACCCCAATAGGTTTTCCAATCACTTTCTTTTGTTGAACGCCTCTTGTTCTTCTTTCCTTTCAATGGGGGTTTCGTAACCTTAAAACGTGCTAGTTTTTTACCAACATACATCTTACCATTAGTAAGATTAGTTATTAGGTATACGAACCCCTCACAGTCCTCTGGCAGTTCATTAACAGAGTCGCCTTCATACGTCCAATCGACCATTTAGTAATCTTCATCTTCTGGTTCATCAAACAATTCGTCTTGTTCTTCCTTGTTTAACTTCTCAGAACAAAAAGGGCAATAAGATATACCATAACTCCATTCGTCCATATTATGTGCTATGCGAAAAACTGCTTCGCAACTATCACATAGGATTTCTTTTCTACTCATGTATATTCCTGCCCCTTATTACCATTAAGCAGCGTAGACATCATCCCACTTACCAGTTAATCCAGCAACCTCGTATTCGGTTACTCTATTCTCAAAAAAGTTAGTATGGTCTGCGCCGTTAAGAACCCACTCCAACCAAGGTAGAGGATTCTCTTTTACTTTGTAGTTTCCTTTAAGTCCTAGTTGCAGAAGTCTTCGATCAGTAATGTATCTTACATACTGTTTAACTTCCTTCTCCCCTAGGCCTTCAATGTCACCAAGTTTGTACGCTAAGTCAATGAACCTGTCTTCTAACTTGACAGCGTTCCTTGCCATCTCATATATATGTCCCTTAAATTCATCGTCTATGATACGAGGATGTTCTGCACAATATGCCTTGAATAACTTTGCATTACCTTCAACATGGATTGATTCATCACGAATACTCCACTCAACAACCTTACCCATACCTTTCATCTTACCATAACGCTGAAAGTTCAACAACATCACGAATGATGCAAACAGTGCCACACCTTCATTCATTACAGACTTTGCAAGACACAGCCCAAGTCCACGAACTGTATTCGGGTCACTGTCCATCATAAATTCAATCTTCTCAGACATCTCTGTATATTCTAAGAATGCATGATACTCTGCGTCTGACAATCCAAGTGTTTCATTCAGTAATGCATATGCACGTTGATGAATACCTTCCCTAGTTGCAAACGAACCAAGCATGTTTCTCACTTCGTTGTTCTTAAACTTGGGAATGAATTGGTCGTAATAGTTCTGTCCCACTGCTACATCTGACTGTGTGAATAGTCTAAGGATGTTTGTGACGTATTCCTTCTCAACTGCGTTAATCTTACCTGACTTCCAATCAGCAACATCTTCAGACAAGTCAAGTTCATCTTCAACCCAATGAACCTTCTCATGTCTTGTTGTGATTTCAACTGCCCAAGGATAGTGGAATGGTTTGTAAGTTTCTGAGAACTCTAACAATCCACCACCTTTCTTCTTTACAAATGTATCTGCAATGGCAATAAACTGGTCATAAGTGCCAATCAGTTTATCATCAATGAAGATTTGTGGTACTGAACGAGCGTTAGGTACACGTTGATAAAATGCAAGGCGCTCCTCTTCGTTGTCCATCTTGACTTCTGTATAGTCATACCCATGTGAATCAAACCATTGCTTGGCCTTCTCACAGAATGGGCAATGCGACTTACTATAAATTTCTACTTTCATTTCTTTATCCTTTATTAATCAGCCTTCACAGGCCACACACGAATCCTGATCTACATCAGCAGATGATGGACTCGCAAAATCTTGTAATGCATCACGAGCAACTTTCAATGATACATTTTCTGCCTTTTGTGAACTCTCCGTTCTTAGGTAGTACAGACCCTTAGTTCCTAACTTCCACGCAGCAAAGTGACTTCTATGTAGTTCTTTCTTATCTGCACCTGATGGGAAGAATAGGTTTAATGATTGTCCTTGACAAAGATATTCTTGTCTATCTGCGGCCTGTTCCACTAACACCATCTGATCAATCTCAATTGCTGTTTTGAAAACATCTTTAACCTTTTGTGATAGGAACTCAAGATGTTGGACTGAACCACCATGAGTAATAATATCTGACCAAACTTCATCCTTGTTTTTACCAACCTTTTTCAACTCTTGTTCTAAGTACTTGTTCTGCACCAAGTGTGAACCAGCCCGTGTACGATGCGTATATGCATTCGCTTTAGATGGTTCAATAGATGGAGAAGTACCCACAATGATACTAGAGTTTGCATTCGGAGCAATCGCCAGTAGATGTGCATTACGTCTACCTGTACCCCTCATATCAGGCGCCTCACCCTTTTCCGAACCTATACTTACTGTTTCCCTTACTGCTTCATTTTTGATGTGTTGAAACACCTCACGATTCAATTCTCGCGCTTCTAGAGAATCAAACGGAACTCTCTTCTGATGCAGGAGAGAATGCCAACCCATTGCACCTAGTCCAAGACTACGTTCTTGAGTTGCAGAATATCTTGCACGACTAATCTCATCACCAGCATTATCAATAAAGAATTGTAATACGTTGTCTAAGAATCGAATAAGGTCTGCAACAAGATTTGTATCTTTCCACTCATCCCACTTCTCTAAGTTAAGAGAAGATAGACAACACACAGCAGTCCTGTCTTCTGATGTGGGTAGATGGATTTCATTGCACAAGTTAGAACCATGAATCTTTAATCCCTTCGCCCTCATTGTGTGTGGTAATGCACGATTAGCCGTGTCGATAAAGTTTAGGTATGGTTCACCTGTACGATAACGTACTTCTAAAATCTGTTGCCATAACGTCCTAGCAGGCATACTTTCACGAACAGTATCTTCATGTGGGTCTTTAAAGTCCCAAGTCTCATTACGTTCTACTGCTCGCATGAAATCGTCTGTGATATTGATTGCATGGTGCAAATTTAAGTTCTTACGATTGACATCACCCGTAGGTACTCGCATGTTAAGGAACTCTATCAGGTCAGGGTGTGAGACATCCATATACGCTGCATAGGAACCTTTACGGGTTCTACCCTGTCGATATGCAGTCATATCTGCGTCTACAGTATGTAAAAACGGCATAGGGCCGGGCGCTTTGTCAGAGATGGCACGAATGTCACTCCAATGTCCACCAACACCACCACCTTTAACTGACAACCATCGTAACTCAGCAGAGTGGTCGATTAGTCCCTCAAGTGAATCGGGTACATAAGTTAAGAAACATGAGATTGGTAACGCCTTTGCCTTCTGGCCTGGCATGGGTGCATTCGACAATACAGGAGATGCGAACATAAACCAACCTTTAGATACTGCATCATATATGCGTTGCCCAAGTGCCAAATCACCATCACAATATGCAACAGATGCTCTTGCATATGCTTCTTGGGGTGATGATTCTTTTTCGTTACAATAATAGTCTTTAAGAAGTTTGTATGCTTGTTCTGATAAATCCTTGTCTCTTGATCTGTTAATTCTGATACCGAGGTGGTCGAGACCATTGTCTACCTCAGTCTTTGGGAAGGGTAATATAACTTCTGCCAGACTTTTCATTTTATGTATTTCTCCATTTATCTAATTTGTGCGTTTCCATGAACTGAAAACAGTTTGTGCTTTTAACCCCTGATGGGAGTTACTATGTATAATACCTAAAATCTCACCTGACGTTTTGCCAGAGAGAATCATATCATTTATGTCCTTTTCTTTTATCGCACTTGGCCACAGACAAACCTTATATCCTTCATCAATAAACTTTTCAATTTGTTTACAAATCTCAGGATTTCTAGGTTCATTATCTGGCACAAGTACTGCTTTATCTTTGAACTGAGGTACACGCAAGTCACTCTGTGCAACTGCAACAGAGTTTTCTAGGAACATAGAATCGAATGGCCCTTCAGTAACATAGATGGTACTGTTAGGGTCAACCTTGTTCATCCCAAAGATTTTGGGATATTCTGTATCCAGAATGATTGTAATGTACTTCTGCGCTTCGTCACCGAATGATCTACCTTGGAAGGCGAATATCTGTCCGTTCTCCTTACGAAATGGAATAATCATTCTAGGATGATCTCCGTCCAATGTAGGAAACTTATTCTGGACTTGTGTATTGACGAACTCATAAAACTTTGGACTGAAATATATATCATTCCAAGAATCTCTAGGAAGTGATCTTTCCTCTAAAAACACCAATGCAGGATGATTATTTTTCAATTCTGCAAAAGTTTTTAAGTCACCCAAACGAGATTTGAATTTGGGTGCTGTGAAATCGAATGTTGGTTTGGGTGTCTTGTATGCACCCTTGTATGGAGTACCACTGCTACCCTCTTTGTACCTTTCCATCACATACTCTTTGTATAGATTTGAATCTACATACTCAATGAGTTTTGCAACAGTTGTACCCATAGCACAGTTATGGCATTTAAAGAACAAATCGTTCTTTGTTCTGTAAACAAAACCTCGCGCTTTGTTCTTCTTTTTACTGGAATCGCCACAATACGGACAAGAGAAGTTCCATAAGTGATCGTTCTTCTTGGAGAAGTTTCTGAGTCGTGAGCCGATAAGGGAGACATATTTGGTATCAATGTAATTCATAAGACTATGATACACTAAAGACACTGATATGTCAAGAGGTTTTACATCATGGCAGGAAGTATTTCTGTGAGTGCAAATCCAATGACAATAGAACCACCAATGAGAACATAGCGCCATTTCTCAAGCACTCCGACTCTGGTAGAAAGTTCATCACGCAACTGGATAAAGTAAGCATCTGCAATCTTGTCGTGTTGAGCCATGGCATCAGTTAATCGCCTTTCCATATCACTCATGTGTTGTTGGTTGTCTCTGGCGTTGGTGGTGATGCGAGAATGCAACTCCTGTACTGTATGTTTGAAGTCGTTTTCCTGTTGTTCTAATTGGTCTTCCTGACGCATTAACTTTTCCTCATGGACTGCCATGATAGTGTGAAGTGACTGTGATACATCTGCAATCTTTTCTATTGCAGAATCCAACCTGAGATGGATTTGTTTCATCTCAGATACTTCTCTCTTCAGAAGTTCTACTTCCGTGTCTAAACTTTTAACTGTTGCCATTTTTAAGATTCTTTATTTGATCGTGCATTTCAACCATTTTAACTTCCTGTCGCCAAAGGCGACTTTCCATATCATCTATCTTATTAGTGACATGTGGATACTTTTTTCTCCACGCATCTTCTGGTTGCTTTAACCAGTTCCAGTTGTATTTATCAACCAAGTAATCTACAAACTGGTCAAGTTTCCCGTAACACCAAATACCCATGTGGGTGTCCTTGAAGTATGCAAGGAAAGCTGCACCGAGTAATGCACCAATTATACTGGTATAAATCCAGAGTGTGTTGTCGAATAAATCCATTACGTTACCTTCTTGTCAGATTGCTTTAAGTTGTTAACGTAATTCTGCATACCATGATCTAGAACTCCATCAAGAGCATTACTTCTCCAACCTCTCCACTTATCCTTAACCATCTGCCAAAATGTTAGAGTCCTTATGTTACCATAAAAATTGATGTATGTCAATAGGCCATGATGCTTATATCCCATTAACCATAGTGGAACTCTTGTTACGACATCATTGTTGTTTACGACTCTGTGATGGGGAGTTTGGATACCCTTCACGAAACTTCGTGTACCAACACGGGGAGAACCAAAGGTGGTCAATAGTTCTACTGTGTCTTCCTCTTCAAACCTTGAACATGCAATAGTTGCCATAGCAGCACCTAATGAATGTCCAGTGATGTAGAATTTCTTTCTCCAGTGTTTACTTCTATGTGCTGCAAGTTGGTCATACAACTTTTCTAATTCACCAACAAATCCAGAATGGACTAATCCATGTGTCATGGAGAAACGGGGTATTGCATTCAAGTCTGCTAGGAGGTCAGATAATTCGTCTGGTTCGGTTCCTCTGAAACAAAGGATGTACTCATTCTTATTCCATACTGCATGACATTGTGCGCCATCTCTGCTGAAGTACTTGTGAGTGTACCCCATCTCTTTACATTTTACCTTAGCGTCCTTACCATCTAAGTAGGCATTAGCCGCCAGTTTCGACATTAGTTGTATCATCACTTTCTCCTGTAGTTGTTACTGCATCTTCATAATAAAGAATAATTTGTTTTTGTTGTAGAATATATCTTCTTAACTCAGCAATATTCATTGATAAGTTTTCATAGTCCTTAACGGATATAGCAATGTATGAATCTGCTCCGTTCTTTGCTTCGAACTCTGCTTTAAATTCTTCTAAGTTCTTGTCTGGTGATACAACATAGATGATTACATCATTTAACTGAACTTGTTTAGGATGTGCTACAATAGGAATCTGTCTCTCGACAATTTCCGTCTGTATTATAATTTTAGGTTCTGGGATTAATGATGAACAACTACTCAGCAGTAGTGTTGCTATCAAAACTAGTGATACCTTCAAGGTCATCCCATAGTTCGTCTGTCGCATTTTGCATCCTCTTTTCAATTAAGCCAGGCTTCCTATTTGCAAGATTTGTCAGATTATGTTTGTTAAGGGTTGCTCTAAGTTCATCCCCATATCTCTCTGACGTTTGTAAGTCTTGGGCAAGTTGGTTTGTTAAATCGTTTAATCTTGCCGTATCCTGTCCCATCTTTTTAATAGTCGCCTGATTTGTTTCATTAGCAACTTCTAGTTTTGCGTTGTTCTCACGCAAACTTGCAATTGTATTTTGGGTAGTGTCGTAATAGTACTTAGCACCATATACTGCACCACCCAATAAACCAACTACAATAAGAATTGCATATAGTTTAAACATTACTCAGCTTTCCATATTGACCATGCACCATATGCAATTGCAATACCAGCAGCAATCTTCGCAAGTGGGGCGACAAATAGAATCATTAGTCCGAGGGCAATACATACACCTCCGTCCCATGATGTTCTTTCTTTCAGTCGTTTATTTATCCAAGTTCTCATATTTTCTCCTTTGTTAAAAAGATAGTTTCGTATCTGGGGTTTTAAAGTCCTTCTTTCTCATTACAGTCTTTGCAATTAAGTCAAGTTCCTTACCATCCCATTTTAATACAAACGGCATATTAACATCCGTTTGCATATCATTTAAGACTGCCTCAGCATCTGGGCCAAGTTGTGCAATCTTTTTACCATGTGTCTTACGAGACTGTTTGAACATCCGAATAAGTTCTGCCACAGTAATCTGTTTCTTGTTTCTTTCATCATTCACTCTATCTAAGAAGTGTCTGGTAAATTCAATATCAATACCTACACTCTTATATAGCCTGTCTGCATACTTCTCAACGGCATCCAAATCCTGTTTGGTAATCTGTTGTTCAGATAACACACTGAATTGATTGAAACTTTTCATATTACTTTACCTTAGACATTGCGAAACTAGCAACCTTCATAAATTCAGCCTTACTTCCGTTTAGAAGTTTGGTTATTTTTTGTTGGTTAGATTTATTAACCGCATTAAAAACCTGTGTTACAGCAGATGCAGTATATAAGTCAACTTTCATAGAACCATCTTTAAACTTAATAGATTGATTCTGTTTGTTTTTTACAATGTTCTTTAAAACGTCCACGTTGTCTTCAACAAGAAGATATTCGTGTTCTCTATTGATTGTGTTTTCCTGTACCTTTGCGGCAAGTTTAGATTGTGCTCTCGCTTCTCTCTTCGCCTTCAGTTCAGACATACGACTATAGAACCCTCTTGCTTCTTTGGTTCTGGCATCATATGGTTTCTTTTCTTTCTTCTTTTTATCTTTCTGATAACGTACATCTGGTGGTAATGAAACTCCACCACTACTTGCATTGTTAGCTGGCATTTCTTCATTCTTGATGCCCAACTTCGGGTCATCATAAAACTTCTTCATTATTTTATTGAAGTCTTGTGACATTACAAATCTCCTATGTCTAATTCCTTTATATCCTCAGAAGATATAAAAATCTTCTGTTTTGTTTTATTGTGGATAACAGCAAATACATCTACGCCTAGGATAGTGTCGGCTGGTGGTGTATCCTCAAATACTTCAACTTCATCTCCTTCAAGAGCGTCAAAGTCTTCCTGTTCCTCATCTGTTATAATAACATCCTGTGTTAGTATATAAATTCCTTTTGACAATTTACCATTGTCTAGGGTAACTTCTTCTACAATAGTGTTATCAAGTTGAATATTATTTTCTTGCAAATACTTAATGAATTCCTTCTCAAATACTTGAGGGTCTTCAATGTGCTCTTTAAATGTATCTTTCAATAAAAATAGAGCTGCAGCATACGTTCCTACTCTGGATCGAAGGCCTGGCACTTTCTGAAATATTTTCTTGATGTTGAATACGAGTTTATGTAGTACAGTGTATGCACTCTGCTCGCTTGCTTTATAAAGTTTCTTGTCTGTCCTGTTACCCTTATCATCAATGATACCCATCTTAAAGGCATCTGTTTTATCAAAAGGTTGCGTTAACAACTTGACAAAACGATAAGTGACAAACATGTCTATTGCTCTACCCATTATAGTTTCCTTAGAACTTCTTTGATGCGTTCATCCTCTTGGATGTCTGTGAGTTCTGTCTCTGTCAACATACCCAAAAACCCCATAAAGGTTTTCAGAGTTGTCCAATAGACAGGTTCTATCTTAAATATTAATAAGGTAGCACCAGCATCAGTACCGAATATATTGCTAATAACAATCATGTGATTTAGTATTAAGCGTTCCTTTAGTTCACCACCTTCGTGATACTTCCTAAACAAACGCTTTAGATACTTGAATCGCTTCATATCATCTTCGAATTCGGGTTCACCTTCACACTGTGGATTGTCATAATGCCGCATTGCGAACATTCTAACATTATCGTTAGTAATCTTTTCAAACATAATATGCTAAACCGAGTTAAACGATTTTGGTTTTCAAAAAATGTGTTCCATTAGTTATAACGTGTTCAATCTCTAAAGAAAGACCACCTTCAACTTTGTGGGAAATACCATCATCATTGATGTCATCTCCATTTCCATCTTTACCGAATCGTCCGCCAAATTGTGTCAATGGCATTGATTGTTTGCCTCCCCCTTCGGACAGAGCGACTTCACCAAAAGTAAGTCCTAATTGATTAAGACGTTCTCTTACTAGGTTCAAAGCATGTTCTGGCATCAGATATTCCATCTGTCCCATTGCACCTAAGAACCCATTGATTCTCGCAACTGTTTCTGGGTTAGCAATATCATTAGTAGCATTACCATCATCAAGATGAGCAGCGTACTGATTCCCTACTGGGTTTTCTGTTATGAATTTGCTAAAGTTTTTCATTTCAATTTTTTCCTTTTAGAAGTTGTTTCTACAACTGTCTCTTCTTCATCAGTTGATGAAGCATTAGGATTCACCGATAAAATTTCTTGGAGTGTTCCATTGGATTCGCTGTCAAGCATCTCATCCCATGTTACAACCTTCTTTCTTACTGGCATTCCATTTGCACCCATTCGTTCAGACATAATAGACTCCTTATGCTAATGTACAACCAATGTGCGACAGAACAACCCAATTACTGTTGGTGAATACCAAAGTAGCAGAGTCACCTACGTCATTGAAGGTAATTGTTGTGTATCCAGCAAGTGCAGCTGGAGTAACAACAGAATTTCCACCATCAGTAATCATAGTGATGATTTTAATTTGTCCATTAGTTCCGTTTGCCATTGCGCCTGCATGAGCACCAGCAGTACTGTTGATATGCGTGATTGACGATGCAACAGAAATCGCTTCTGTAGTTGTATCACATACATGGACTGTATCGTCCAATGCAATGAATGTTGGGATGTTATTGAAAAAGTTTGCAACTGTTAACTTTTTGTTTACTGGGTTGCCACTTGGGTCATCAATAACGTGTAGTAAATCTTCTGCGGCAAGGCCTGCACCAAGATCAGCTAGAGCAGTGATTTTCTTATCTGCCATTTTTATTCTCCTTTTTAATTGTTAAAACCCTCAACTCAATACCGCATTAACTGCGGCATTATCGTCTTGCGAGGGAATGCTACTGTCGGGACTCGACTCACTTAATAGGTTTAAGAAAACGTCACATTGTTGGATTGCACCATTTAAGGCATTACCCTGTGAAGTTAACTGCGCCTTCATTCTTTCCAATTCATTAAGACGATCTTGAATCTTCTCAAGATCGCCTGTCAGAACTGATTTGTTACTCTCAATATCACTGACACTTAGTGCCCTTTCATTGTTTTTCATAATCACCTCTTAATAAGTTACATACTTATTTATACTACGCAGCAACCACTGTTCTAGTAATTTTTGCAACTCCAGTTGTTGCCAATGTTGCAGCAGAACCTACTAAGGTTGCAGTTGCTTGTTGAGCAAGTCCTGTACCAGCCAATAAGATGTCTGGAGAAGCTTCATAACCAACACCAGCTGCATTAACTGCAAGTGTTGCCACTGCGAGTGTTAAGTTAAATGTTGCACCCGAACCCGAACCAGCACTTACTGATTGTTGTGTGATTGCAGCAACACCACCTGCTATTGCAGAGTAGACGCCTGGCGCAGCAGCTTTAACTGTTACAGTGGACACTGCACCACCAGTTACAGTGGCAATTGTTAGTACTGCGGCAGTACCCGTACCAAATCCACTTGCAATAGTGATTTCTTGTCCAGCAGAATATCCAGTACCACCAGCAACAACTTCAGCACTAAAGACTTTCGCAATTAGTGTGTTAACTGTACCAACAGTAGTGAATGGAACATTCGTATCTACTGAAGCAGTTGGGAAAGTTGTAGAACCAGCGGTTGCAGTTGCAACTGCGATTGAACCTAACTTGTCAACATTAGCAGCAGTAATACTACCACTGTTTAATGCAAGTGCTGCGGTAGATGGCGAACCACCACCAATACTTAATATATCACCTGTAGAAACAGTCTGGGCGGCCTTAGTAAAGCGCAACTTGTTTGTTCCTGTACCACTTGCGTAGTCTAGTGTGTAATCACCATCACCATCAGTAGATTGGTTGCCATTATCAACTACCAATCTTGGTGTACCAGCAACAACAACTTTCTCGTTGAATACTACATCCACTGAGATAGTTCTTGATCCATTGACATAAGACGCTGCTGTGAAAAGCACTTCTGTAACGTCTGCGGCATTTAATCTACCACTTAATCCACCAATAGCACAAATGACTTCTTCAAGTCCTTTACCATTTAATTGAGTCCAACCACCAGCGGTGGCATAGACATTTCTTTTTTGTACAGCAGTAAGCCATTTAGGTTTTGCTTCATCTGCATCTGTGATTCCCCATAGGGCCATAATCGTTCTCCTTGTTAAGATTTTACTCTTCTATTTATCTAAATCCAATTCTCTTCAATTGAGAAATGGTATTGTTGGGGGATGTATGATGAATCCCAATACCGCCAGCCTTCTCCCACTCCTTGATATTTTTGATATAATCATCAATCAAAATGTTAGGTTTACCACCAGTTGTGGCATATCTTTCCTTATCTGCCCTCTTTACGAGATGCACTCTACCAGTAGGTTTGGCGTTCTTCGCTAACCACGCTTTCTTGCCTGGCCTACTGTTCCCATCATTACTAGAGTATGCAGATAAGATGTTTGATTTATACTTGTTAATAAACTTCCACATCTTTTCGCTGCCAGGCATCCAAGGCAAGGTATGCCAAAAATCTTTCATACCTCGTATGTCTTCCCAGCGCTGTTCTTTTTCAACTTTATCAAATTGTTTACCAGTAAGGTTCTTATACCCACCTAGTAAATCAACAATAACCATATCC